TCACAGAATTGACAGCACAGAGTGTTGCAGCCGGTACTGCGGCAGGGCAACCTAAAGCTGGTGCAACTTTTCAAATTTTTGATAGTGCTGTATCTGGTGAAGAATATCCCGGTGGTTCATTAACACTTGGTGTCGATGGTAATGATTTGACTGATCCTGAATTACAAGCTGCTTATGCACTTTATATTGTTCCAGAAGTTGTAGATGTTACACTCGTTATGGGTGGACCTGCATCAACAACAACAGGTCGTTATATTGTTGATAATATTACATCTGTAAGAAAAGATTGTATTGCTCTTGTATCACCTGCAAAGGCTTCAGTAGTAACTGCTGGAACAGGTCAAGTAGCTGCACTTACCACAGATAATACTGCTCTTGGTTCTTCAAGTTACGCAGTTATGGATGGTGCATGGAAATATCAGTATGACAGATACAATGATGTTTTCCGTTATGTTCCAATGAACGGTGACATGGCTGGATTGTGTGCAAGAACAGATTTCACGAATGATGCTTGGTGGTCACCTGCTGGGTTGAATCGTGGTACGATTAAAAATGTTGTTAAATTATCTTGGGAAGCTACTAAGGCAAACCGTGATACACTTTATCAGCTTGGTATTAATCCTTTAATTACACAAAGAGGTTCTGGTGTAGTTCTTTGGGGTGATAAGACAATGCAGACAGTTCCAAGTGTATTTAATAGAATTAATGTACGAAGATTATTTATTGTTTTGGAAAAATCAATTAGTATTGCAGCTAAAGCAATGTTATTTGAGTTCAATGATGAATTTACACGCTCACAATTCGTAAATATGGTTGAACCTTTCTTGAGAGAAGTACAAGGTAGACGTGGTATTACTGACTTTAAGGTAGTTTGTGATAGTTCAAATAATACTGGACAGATTATTGACACAAATAGTTTTGTTGGTGACATTTATGTTAAACCAGCAAGGTCTGTTAACTTTATTCAATTGAACTTTATTGCCGCTAGATCAGACGTTTCTTTTTCAGAAATTGGTGGTTAATCTTATAAATACATATATAAACTTAAAGGAGTAATAAACAATGGCTACAATTTCAGATTTTAAAAACAATTTTAGAGGTGGAGTTCGTCCCAATCTCTATCAAGTTGTAATTAACACACCTATTTTGGGACAGATGAATTTAGAATTTCTCGGAAAGACTACTCAAATTCCAGGTTCTGCAATTGGTAATATTGATGTTCCTTATCGCGGTCGTATGTTAAAAGTTCCGGGAGATCGCACATTTGAAGATTGGACAGTAACAATTCTAAATGATCCAGATTGGCAACATAGAACTGCTATGGAAGAATGGATGAACCGAATTACTAACCATTCACAAAATAGAACATCAACAACAGCTAATGGTGTCTATGGTTCAGCTGCTGTTTCTCAGTTAGATCGTAGTGGTGGGGTTATTAGAACATATCGTATTCAAGATATGTATCCAACGACCGTAGCCCCAATTGAATTAACAATGGAACCTGATGGAGCGCCGGAAGAATTTCAGGTAACATTTGCTATAAATAATTGGACAGTTGATGGTGCTGGTATGGATGGTTCTAGTACTAATGGAGTTGATGTTTCAATTAGTGGTTCAATTAATATTGGTGGTGTAACAATTAGTGGAAGCACACGATAATTTTTGAAAAGGGGGAGTATTACTCCCCCTTTCTTTTTATAATAATATAGAGGACAACGTTTATGGCTGGATTTGAATTATTTGGTTTTGAAATAGTAAAGAAAACAAACAAGAAGAACAAATCATTTATAACACCAGAAAATCTTGACGGTGCTACGCAAATTGTTGAGGCTGGTGGTATATTGGGTCATTACCTAGATACAGGTATTGATGCAAAAGATGAAAATGTTCTTATTAAGAAATATCGTGAAATGTCTATGTCGCAAGAAGTTGACTTAGCAATTTCTGATGTTGTTAATGAAGCTGTTGTTCACGAAGATGGGAAACCAACTGTTGCTATTTCTTTAGACAATGTAGAACAGAGTGATGGAATAAAAACTAAAATATCTAATGAATTCAAAAACATTTTACGTCTATTAGATTTTAATAAAACTGGTTCAGATTTATTTAAAAAATGGTATATTGATGCAAAAATATATCATCATATCATAATTGATAAAAATAAAATAAAAAATGGTATACAAGAATTAATTCCAATTGATGCATTAAATATACAAAAAGTAAAAGAAATAAAAAAAGAAAAAGATCCTGTAACAAATGTTGAAATGGTAGCTGATACGCAAGAATATTTTGTTTATACACCAAATGATCATGTTATTACTGATGTAGTTCGTGTGGCACCAGATTCTATTTCTTATGTTCATTCTGGTATGGTGGACAATCAAAAACAAATTATTATAGGTTATCTATATAAGTCAATAAAACCATTCAATCAATTAAGAATGATTGAAGATTCACTCGTTATCTATCGTTTAGCAAGAGCTCCAGAAAGACGAATCTTTTATATTGATGTTGGTAACTTACCGAAATTAAAAGCAGAACAATATTTACGTTCTGTAATGGACAAATATAAACAAAAAGTAATTTACAATGCTTCATCGGGTGAAGTAGAAGATCAGAAAAAACAGATGTCAATGTTAGAAGATTTCTGGCTACCACGAAGAGATGGTGGTAGGGGAACCGAGATTTCTACATTACCATCAGGTCAAAATTTAGGTGAGATCGAAGATATTGAATATTTCAGAAAGAAACTATATCAATCTCTAAGCGTTCCAATTTCCCGTATTGAAGGAACAGAACAAACTGCATTTAATCTTGGTCGAGCTTCAGAAATTAATAGAGATGAAATAAAATTTACTAAGTTTATTGCTAAGTTACGACATAGATTTTCACATCTGTTCACAGATTTGTTAAGAATACAATTAATCTTGAAGGGTATTATTAACGAAGAAGATTGGTTTGAGATCAAAGATAATATTGATTATATCTGGACAAAAGATTCACATTTCTCTGAACTAAAGAACAATGAAATTATAAGAGAACGATTTGAAATTTTACAAACTATGGAAGAATATATTGGTAAATATGTTTCTCAAGAATGGGTAAGAAAAAATGTTCTTCAACAAACAGAAGAAGAAATAAAAGAAATGCAAAAACAGATTGATAAAGAAAAAGAAGAAGAGCCTCAAGAAGATGATATAGGTGATATGGAGGATGTTTAATGTCATTAAGAAAATCTAGCTTTATTAAAAATTATAAAAAGAAACTTTCTGTTACTGATTTAAGTAACACGAAAGAGGCTATTCATTATGCCTTTAAATTAACAGATAAATATGGTATAAATAAGTTAGATAAATCTATTTTTGAAGCATCTATTAAATATAATATTGAAGAAAATATATTAAGAGATAATATTGATAATTTTTTTGAAAGGGATAACAATGAGTGATTTAAAGCACACAATTTTTCAAAACATTTTAGATAAAAAATATACAAAAGCAAATAAAGACTTTGAAGGTATTATGAAAGATAAAGTTTTTTCTGCTATCAATAATTTCAAAAAAGATTTTACATATAGCCCCTCAGATACTTCTGAAGTAGAACCATCAACACCAGAGGATAAACAAGATGAATAATGTAGAAACACAAGATGAAGCATTAAATATAGCACAACGAAATAAAAAATCTAGGTTAATGAAAGCCAAAGGTAAAATTATTGCTCGTAAACGTGCTATATCAATGAAGAAAAAATCTAGTCCAGAAAAGTTGAAGAAGAAGGCTCAGAAGAAAGCAAGAGATTTAATTGCTAAGAAAATGTTAAAGGGAAAAAGCAAAGCCGATTTATCACAATCAGGTAAAGAAAATTTGGAGAAAAAATTAGATAAAAAGAAAGCACTTATTAAAAAGATCGCTAAGAAAATTTTACCAAAAGTTAAAGCAGCAGAAACAGAAAGAATGGCAAACAAAAAAGAAAAGAAAGAATCCGTAACAGGAACATCCGTAGCCGAAGGATATGAATCTCATGTTCTGGCAATATTGGATGATGAGGGGATTGATGGGCCGTTAGGTTATAATCCTTTCTTTGAGAGAGGTAAACTTTATGTTATGAAGGGTAAGGAACGTGCGGCAAAGAAGGCATTACAAAATTCAGGCAAAATTAATAAGATTCCAAGAATTGTTGGAGAAGAGTTAGAAACAGAAAGAATGGCAAACAAAA